CGGCACCGTCGCGCCCCGGCCGTACCTGCTGCACCATGCCCGGCTCATCGTGCTCAGCCCGAAGCTGGGCCACGCCGGCCCGCACCGCGGACGGCAGGACCCGGCGCTGCACCCGGCCTGGCTGGACCTGCTGCGGGACCACCCGTGGGACGGCGGCGTCATCGCCAAGATCGTCGTCCGGGGCGCCGACGACGTGACCGAGGTGGCGCGCCTCGCCGACGAGTGGGGGGTGCCGCGGGACCGGGTGTGGGTGATGCCCGAGGGCACCAGCCGCGCCGCCCTGGACTACCGGTGGCCCGAGGTGGCCGAGGCCGCCACCGCGCACGGGGTCAACGCCACCCACCGCCTGCACGTACTCGCATGGGGAGATGAGAGGGGACGCTGATGAGCCCGAGTTCCGGGTCGGCAGCGATGGACGAGTCCGAGACCAACGTGACCAACGGGGCGCACGTGGTGAGCGTGTTGCCCACCCGGCCGCGCCCGGTGCCTGACGGCACCGTGAACGGGTCGCGGGTGGAACGCACCCTGCCCGAGCACGCGGTGCCCGAGGCGCCCGCGGCCGCCACCCTGGCCGAGGACCTGCTCGGCGGCGAGCCGGCGAAGGCCGACGCCCGCTATGACCCCGCCGCGGTCGCCGTCGTCGCGCTGCTGGAGGCCCTCGGGGTGCCGCGCAGCGAACACACCGCGGACACCCCGGGCCGGGTGGCGCGGGCGTGGCGGTTCGCGCTGCGCGGCTACTGCGCCGACCCGCGCCGCCACCTCACCGTCACCTTCCCGTGCGAGCCGGGTGCACCGCTGGTCGTGCAGGCCGGGATCCGCATCACCTCCACCTGCGCGCACCACCTGCTGCCCATCGTGGGCGTCGCGACGGTCGCGTACCGGCCGAGTAAAGGCGCCCGCATCGTGGGCCTGTCCAAGCTGGCCCGGGTGGTCACCGAGTACGCCGCCCGCGCCACCGTGCAGGAGCACATCGGCGGGGAGACCGCCCGCGCGCTGGCCGAGATGTTGTCGGTCGACGGCGCCGCCTGCGTCATCACCGCCGAGCACGGGTGCATGAGCCTGCGCGGGGTGGAGCAGGCCGAGGCCCGCACCACCACGACCAGCCTGGCCGGGAAGTGGACGGCCACCCACCCCGACGTGGCCGAGGTGTTGGCCGCGCACCGCGCGGAGGCGCACCGCAGGTGATGGTCGCCGCCGGAGTCCTCATCATCTTCGCCGCCGCCGCGGTCGCGTTCTTCACCGGCGTGTGGGTCATGCCGCTGGGCGCGTTCGGCGTCGGGGTGGCTGTGGGCTGCGGCGGCACCCTCGTCGGGGTGGGGGCGACGCAGGCGTGACCGAGCGGAACCGCAGCAGCGCGCGGCGCACCAAGGCGGAGACGCAGCTGTGCCAGGAGCGGGCGTACACCCTCAAGGCGTACGGCGGGATGAGCTTCGACGCCATCGCCAGGACCCCGGACCCCACGGGCAAGAGCGCCACCCTGTACGCCAACGCCAGCGCGGCGCGGGCGGCGTACCTGGCGCAGGCGGCCCGGGTGCGGGGCACCGAGGGCGAACCGGCGCCCACCGTCGCCGAGCGGCGCGCACTGACCGACGACCGGTACGAGCGGATCATCCAGGCGCTGATGCCGAAGGCGTTGCAGGGCAATCACGAGGCTGCGGACCGGGTACTGCGCGCCATGGCGCAGCAGGCGGAGCTGTACGGCCTCAAGACCCGGGCCGCGTCCCCGGCCATCGAGGACTCGAAGGGAGGGGACCCGGCCGATGAACTCGCTGAGCGTCGTCGACGCGCCCAGGAGCAGGCGGCAGCAGCTCTACGGGGATCAGCGTCCGCGGCACCTCCTCCTCCCCCCGGCAGCTGACCTGGTCCGGTCCTCGGGGCCGGAGGTGGTGGACCTGGCCGCTAAGGCCGGGCTGTTCCTGGACCCGTGGCAGCAGTTCGCGCTCGAGTCCGCAATGTGGGAGCGCCCGTCATACGAGGACGACGGGCTGTGGGAGTGGGCGGCGTTCGAGGTCGGCGTGGTGGTGCCCCGGCAGAACGGCAAAGGGTCGATCTTGGAGGCCCGGGAGTTGGCCGGGTTGTTCCTGTTCGAGGAAGACCTCATCCTGCACTCCGCGCACGAGTTCAAGACCGCCAGCGAGGCGTTCCGCCGCGTCAAGGGCGTGATCGACAACAACTCGTGGATGCTGCGCAAGGTCAAGGCCATCTCCACCGCGCACGGCAGCGAGGGCATCGAGCTCAAACCCACCCCGGTGGTCATCGGGCCGACCGGTATCGCCACCGGCGGCCGGGTCTGCCGGCTGGGGTTCGTCGCCCGCACCGGCGGGTCCGCCCGCGGGTTCACCGCGAACCTGGTGGTGTGGGATGAGGCGTTCAACCTGCCCGAGACCGTGGTCGGTGCGCAGCTGCCCACCCTGTCCGCCGTGCGTAACCCGCAGCTGTGGTACACGAGCAGCGCGGTGGACAAGGACGTGCACCCGTACGGCACCACGCTGGCCCGGGTCCGCGCGCGTGCCCTGGCCGAGATCCTCGCCGAGGCCCAGGGCGTGGTCCGCGGCGACGACGGCGCCAGCTACGACGACTACCTCGATGACGGCCTCGGCGGTCTGACCTGGCTGGAGTGGTCGGCCGACGAGGTGGCCTACGCCGAGGCGCAGAAGGTCTCCGCGCGCGAGGTGGCCGCGTTCCTCGCCCGGGTTGAGCAGTGGTGCGCGGCCAACCCCGGCGTCGGGTTCCGCCTGCGCACCCGCAAGATCGCCCGCGAGTTGCGGGCCATGGGCGCCAAGACCTTCGCCGTGGAACGCCTCGGGCTGGGTGACTGGCCGGAGGTCGACCTGGAGGCGGGCAAGGTCGACATGCAGCGGTGGGCGGCGCTGGCCGACCCGGACACCCGGCCGGCGACCCGGCGCATCGCGCTCGCGGTCGAGGTCAACCTGGCCGCCACCACCGCGGCGCTGGCGTCGGCGTCCCGCCGCGAGGACGGGTCCTGGCACGTGAAGGTGACCGACCACCGGCCCGGCGGCGGCACCGCGTGGGTGGTGCCGCGGATCAAGGACCTGTGCGAGCGGTACGAGGTGGTGATCGTGCTGCTGAACCCGGCGTCGCCGGCCGGGGCGCTGATCGCGGACCTCAAGTTGGCCGGTCTGTCCGAGTGGACGGCGCAACGCCCGGGGAAGGGCGGGTACCGCGTGGTCACCCCGCGGGAGTACGCGCAAGCGTGTGGGGAGTTCGTGGCCGACGTGAAGGACACCGGTGAGGACGGGGCGCCGGACCCGCTGCGGTTGCGGCACGCCGGGCAGCTTGTGCTTGATGATGCGTTGCGGGAGGCAGGTACCCGTAACCTCGGCGAAGCGTGGGCATGGGACCAGAAGGCCAGCAGTGCCGACATCACCCCGCTCATCGCGGTCACCGAGGCGCTGCACGGCTTCCGGGTGCACGGGAACGAGAAGGGCATGGTGCCGTGGGGCGAATGGGTGTGAGGCGCGCATGAGTAGCCCGGATGACCGGACGCAGGAGTTGCCGCACACGGTTCCCGCGCCGAACCCCCGCGTGGTCGCCTACGTTCTCGCGTCGGTGGGTGCGATCCTGTTGGCCGTCGGTGCGGGTGTGCGGTGGGGCGCGGCGTGGGGGCTCATGGTTGCGGGCGTCCTGCTACTGATCGGGGCGGTGTTGCTGGTGGACGTGCCACGGTCGGGTGAGCAGCGGGCACGTGCGCCGCGCGGCCCGGGCCGCGGCCAGGTGTCCCCGCCGTCGCGGCCCGGGCCGCCGCCTCGCCCGGTGTTCCCCACCGCGGTGCCGGACCCGCAGCAGCCTGCCGCGGGGTCGACGCGGGGCGGTGGGTAACGGGTGCCGAACCTGCTGGAGCTGTGGCGGGAGGGGCGCGAGGCCCGCGCGGCGGCACCGACGCCGGAACCGGCCCGGTCCATAATCACGATCGACGACTACGCCGCCGCCATGTCCGACATGGTGTTGGGCGGCGCGCAGACGTGGGGGTTCGGGCCCAGTCAGGTGCACTGGCAGCACGAACCGGCGGAGCGGGTGGCGCACTCCTTCGAGGGGTACGCACGGCAGCTAGTGGAGTCCAACGGGCTGGTCTACGCCATCATGGGGGTGCGCATCCTCGCGTTTTCCCTGGTGCGGTTCACCTTCCAGGCCATGCGTAACGGCCGTGGCGGCAAGCTGTACGGCACCCCCGCACTGGCGCAGCTGGAACACCCGTGGGAGGGCGGCACCACCCAAGACCTGCTGATGCGGATCATGCAAGACGCCGACATCGCCGGCAACGCCTACATCACCCGCGTGCCCGGGGTGTTCGGACCGGAGCTGGTGCGGCTGCGCCCGGATTGGGTGCAGATCATCCTCATGCCCATCACGCTGCCGGACGGTGGCGTGGTGGGGTGGCGCCGCGTCGGCTACACCTACCACGACGGCGGCATCGAGATCTGCCCGCCGGAGCGGGTCGCGCTGCTCACCACCAAAGAGGTCGCGCACTTCGCGCCGCGCCCGGCGGCTGACGCGTCGTACCGCGGGGAGTCGTGGCTGACCGCGGCGGTGCGGGAGATCATCAACGACAAGATGATGGAGCGGCACAAGACCAAGTTCTGGGAGAACGCCGCCACCCCGAACATCAGCGTTGCGTTGCACGAGTCCATCACCCCGGACGTGTTCGCCGAGTTCAAAGAGAAGATGAACATCGAGCACCGCGGGGTGGAGAACGCGTACAAGACCCTGTTCCTTGGTGGCGGCGCCGATGTGCAAGTCATCGGGTCGACCCTCGATAAAATCGACTTCGGGTCGGTGCAAGGGCGCGGGGAAACGCGGGTCGCGGCGGTGGCCGGTGTGCCCCCGATTATCGTGGGGTTGTCGGAGGGGTTATCCAGCGGAACGTACTCCAACTATGGGCAGGCCATGCGCCGGTTCGGCGAACTCACCATGGCCAGCCTGTGGGCGAACGTGGCCGGAAGCCTGGCGACGCTGGTGCCGCCACCTGGCGCGGACTCCCGCCTGTGGTACGACACCCGCGATGTGGCGTTCCTGCGCGAAGACGCCATGCAACGCGCCGAGGTGGAGGCCCGTAAGGCGAGCACTATCAACATCTACATCACCGCTGGGTTCACTCCCGAGTCGGCCATCGACGCCGTCGAGGCCGAGGACCCCACCCTGCTCGAGCACACCGGGCTGGTCTCGGTGCAGCTCCAGCCGCCCGGCACCAAGGCCGACGGCACCCCGGCCGGCGCTCCCCCGGCCGACGGCGCCGCCTCCGCACCCGCCTCGGCCGCGGGCCGCACCAACGGCCACCACCCCGCCCCGGCCGCCCTGTCCGTGGACGCCACCGACCGTCAACTCATGTACTCGGGCGCGCACCCGCACCCCGCGCTCGCTGCCAGCAACGGTTCTCACCGGGAGGGATAACACCAGATGCCGACCTACGCCGAGCTGTGCGAGCGGGTGCGGAGCGCCGGGCAGGACCCGACGCAGATCTTCGACAACGTGCCGCGCGAGCGCATCGCGCAGCTCCAGCGGGGCGAGCCGATCCGCGACGGGCTATGCCGCACCGCCACCTGGAAGGACACCCGCGCCGAGGGCGACACCAGCGACGGCCTGACGATCGAGGGCTACGGCCTGGTCTTCAACTCCGAGACTGAGATCAACAGCTGGGAGGGGTCGTTCCTGGAGACCATCGAGCCGGGCGCGACGAAGAAGAGCCTGCGGGAGCTGCGGCACCCCGACGGCGGCACCCGCCTCAAGATGCAGTTCGACCACGGCCACCACCCGCTGCTCGGCGGGCTGCCCCTCGGCCGGTGGACCGAGGCCGAGGAGGACGACCACGGCCTGCACCTGGTGGGCCGCGCCTACGACGACTGGCTGCGCGCCCCGTTCGTGGCGTCCATCCGCGACGGCGGGGTGGACGGCATGAGCTTCCGGTTCTCGGTGGTCAAGGAGCGGTGGACGGACAAGGACGGCAAGGAACTCAAGGGCGAGGAGCTGTTCGAGCTGCTGTTCTGGGGGGCCGGCGACCGCGGTCCGCTCAAGCGCACCCTGCGCGAGGTGAAGATCAGCGAGGCGGGGCCGGTGGTGTGGCCCGCGTACAAGGACACCACCGTGGGCGCCCGCAGCGAGGGCGGCGGCACCATGGTCGTGGACCTCGGCGCGCTGCGCTCCCGGCCGCAGGACGCGGCGTACGTAGTGGCGCAGCTAGACGCCACCATGGCCGCGGCGATGGCCCCACCGATGATCGGTGGCGGCGCACGCCCGGGCACGCCGGAGCAGCGGTGGCAGCCCGTCGGCGCGCAGGCGTTGGCGCAACTCGCGCAGTCCATCGTCGTTTCCCGCCGCGATGACACCGACGAGGTCATGCATAATGCCGCTGTGCGCACAGCGGATTCCGCACATTCGTCGCGCACCGCCGAGCCGCAGACCACTGGAACACCGGCCGCTGAGCACTCCGCCTCCACCGGGGAGCCGCACGGCACCGAGGAGACGCCAGCCGGGCCGCACTCGCCGACCCACCGCCAGGGTGAGCCTGCCACGCGTCGTTCCCGCGCTAGCGACCTGAAGGCCCGGTACCGCAAGGTGCTCGACACCTCCCTGGCGCTGCCCAAGCCATAGGACAGCTAAAGGAGCTCGCCGATGAGCGGCGACATGCCCAACGGCACTGACGGCGGCAACGGCGACGGACGCGACCGCCCGAGTGGCCCGACCCTGACCCACAGCCAGGCCATCAACCGCCTGCACGACCTGCGGACGCAGATGTCCGCGATCGTCGAGCTGGAGAACCCGACCGACGAGGACGACCGCTACTTCACCGAGCTGGAGCGCGAGTTCGCCGAGGTGGACGGCCACCGGCGCCGGCTGGAGCGCGACGCCGCCCTGGCCGCGGTGCGCAGCACCACCGACGGCCTGAGCGCCACGGCGTACCTGCGCACCGAGCGCGGCGCGTTCGGCGGCCACCCGATGGCCAACGCGCGCAGCGGCTCGGCCTCCGGCGCCGGGTACGACCGGGACCCGCTGCTGGACCCCGACTCGATCGAGGAGCGGCGGTTTCGCAACCCGTGGGCCTTCGACGAGGTCCGCACCTTCGGCCGCGCCCCCGAGCAGGTCTCGGCCGAGTGGCACGCCCGCGCGCTGAGCGCCGCGGAGCGGATGCAGGGCTGCGACGACGCGATCCGCCAGGCCGCCACCAAGATGATCGAGCGGTGGGACGACGAGGACGCGAACCTGTCCCGGTTCATGCTCGCCCTGTCGAACCCGGACTACCTGCCCGGCTGGACCAAGCTGTTCCGCGCCGGGGACGCCGCGGCGGCCCTCAACGACGGCGAGCGGCAGGCCATCGCCACCGTGCGGCAGATCGCCCGGGCCACCCGCGCGCTTTCTCTCACGGATTCCGCGGGCGGATATCTCGTTCCTTTCCAGCTCGATCCGACCGT